GACCCCGTGCATCGACCATCTGGTTCCATTGAGGTTAGACACTGTATGGAGGGGGGTATGACGTTTTTTAGGGGGGGCGGTCTTTCTGAGAGTACCCACCAGCAGGAGGAAATATGAGCTTGTACGAAAACATCAGAAAACGCAGAGCATCGGGCAAACCAATGCGGAAAAAAGGCGATAAAGGCGCTCCAACTGACGCTGATTTTAAGCGGGCAGCTAAGACAGCCAAGAAGCCCCGTAAAAAGCCCGCTAAGCGAGGCAAAAAGTAATGGCTACCCCACGCAAGGGTAAGGCTAAAGTGAAGATCACAGCCTCAGGGAAGAAGGTTTCCTACGGGCAAGCGGGCAAGGCTAAGGATGGCGGTAAAAGAGTTCGCCCTGGCACGTCAAAAGGCGACTCATATTGCGCTCGTAGCCTTGGTATCAAGAAGCGCCTACCTAAGTCCAAGCAGAACGACCCAAATACCCCCAACAATCTCTCAAGAAAGCGCTGGAAGTGTTCTGGTGCTAAGTCGAGGAAGTAGCAATGAAGTTATCAACCAACCAACTGTACTGGGTGCTTGGTGCCCTAAACGAGTCTATGGAGATCGATACCAGCGAATCTCTGCTCAATCCTTACGACAGCGAAGAGGAAAATCGTCAGTGGGGATTGAAGTGTATGGACCGATTGAATCGCAAATCGGACCTGTGTCAGTTAATTACAAGCCATCTCAAGTCCCTGCCGAATAGCCAGTTAGAGCTTTCTGGCGTTGACCGCGATCTTCTCAATTAGAAGGAGTAAGTAATGCAAGCACTACGGCAAGCTCTAAAGTCCCGCACAGTCCAATACGGCGTCTCTATAGCCGTCTTATCCGTTCTGCAGGGATTTGTAGGTTTCTTACCCGCCAATCCGGCGGTTCAGGCGATGATCGGCTGCTCGATAGCGAGCGGGATTGTCGTGTTGCGGTTCATGACCACCCAGCCGGTAAGCGAGAAGTAGCTATGGAAGTCTTAGTAGAGCGATTTTGCTACCACCCAGAAGGCACTCTAGGCGTCATGACGGTCGGTGGAGAGGAGTTCTATACCGTAGAGCGCCCATGGGAAGAAAACCTCCCACGGATCTCCTGCATCCCTGAGGGGACGTATGAGATGAAGCGGAGAAAGTCTCCTAAGTTTGGTTGGTGTTGGGAAGTGAAAGACGTTCCCAATCGAACATATATCCTTTTTCACTCGGCAAATTTCCCTGATGAACTGCAAGGTTGTATCGCTCCGGGAATGAGCTTGATGAGTGATCGTATTGCGGTTTCGAAAAGTCGTGATGCGATGAGGGAGTTCGAAGAGCTGACTCACGAGCAAGAATGCAGCTTGGTCATAAAGTTTGCACCGTCTGCGGCACTGAAAAGCCAGTAGAGGCGTTTCCTAGCCGTCGTGGCGCTACCTGTAGCGTATGCAACGGAAGGCTAAACAGAGAGCGTCACGGGCGCTCTCCAGAGGTGTGGTGCTCATACTTAGTGGTACAGGCGAGGAGCAACGCAAAGAAGACGGGTCGGGAGTTTGATATTACTGGCGAGCAGGTTTACGAACTCTGGGAGAAACAAGCTGGGTTGTGTGCGCTAACGGGTCTACCGATGCAGCACCACCCCGCATATAGCGATATGAACGCCTCCATGGACCGCAAAGAAGGCTCCATAGGTTACGTGATCAATAACGTGCAGTTGGTGTGTTGGCGCATCAACGAAATGAAAAACGACCAGCCGGAGCATCAGTTGCTCTGGTGGGCACGAGCATTAGTAGCGAATGACAAGAAGCATCGAAGAAGTAGCGAGGAAGCTTAAATACAACTTCCCGCTTTACGCGAAGAACGTCCTTCGGATTGTGAACAAGGAAGGCGAGCTTATTCCGTTCAGGCTTAATACTGGACAACGGTGGGTTCATTCTCAGTTCGAAAAGCAATTGGAGGAGCAAGGCAACGTACGTGCCCTCGTGCTGAAGGCGCGTCAGACAGGGATATCTACTTATGTTGAAGGCAGAATGTTTTGGCGGGTCACTCAGAATAAAAACGCGAATGCGTTTGTACTCTCGCATCTGGCGGAAAGTACGAATGCGATTTTCCAGATGGTTAAGTTATTTCATGAGCATGCGCCGCACCCAGTTTTCGCTCCTCCTTTGTCTTCTCAGTCTAGCTCCACTCTGGTCTTTGATGGACTCAATTCAAGATTCAGGGTTGGAACCGCTAGGTCCACACAGACTGGTCGAGGGCAGACAAACCGATTCGTCCACGGCTCAGAGGTAGCGTTCTACCCGCAAGGCTCTGACATTGTTGCGGGTCTACTACAGACGGTTGGCGGTAAGGGTTCTGAAGTAATCCTAGAGTCCACCGCAAACGGTGCTGGTGGCTGGTTCTATGATCAGGTGATGAAGTCTCTGCGCGGTGAGACCGAGTGGCAGGTGTGCTTTATCCCGTGGTTCTGGATGCCTGAGTACCGACGCAGGTTGAACCCTTATTTTGAGAGGACGCCCGAAGAAGAAAAATTAGCGCAGCAGTACGGGCTAGATGACGAGCAATTGATGTTTCGCCGCGCAAAATTAGATGAGCTTGGATCTAACGATCTATTCCGACAGGAGTACCCCTCAACGCCGCTAGAAGCGTTCCTAACCTCAGGGCGCTGCTTTGTGGAGGATGCGTGTCTAAGGGACGCAGAAAGCGAGGTATACACGCCTGACTTCCGTGGTGAGTTTGATGACGGTCAACTCCACGAGGGATCGCACGGTCCATACCGGGAGTGGTATGCCCCGGAGGAGGACAACTACGTCATCGGCGTGGACGTAGCGGAGGGTCTTGCCTACGGCGACTATAGCTGCGCTCAGGTGCTTGATGGGCTGGGCAGACAGGTTGCCTGTTGGCACGGGCACATTGATCCATACGCCTATGCCGACATGCTTTGTAACCTCGGCAAAAGGTATCGAAATGCTTACATCATCGTGGAAAGAAACAACCACGGTCTAACAACGCTACGCCGTATGCAGGAATTGCAGTACCCGAACCTCTATATCGAGAGTTCAGTAGACGGTGCGTACGGCGACAAGCTTACAAAACGCGGTGGTTTTCTAACCACATCCAAAACGAAGCCGCTGATTATCGACAACTTAGCGGCACTTCTACGTCAACGTGAATCGGGAATAGCTGACAAAGAGCTGGTGAACGAGCTACGAACCTATGTAATTGATGAAAAAGGCGCGTATAATGCTCAAAGTGGTTGTCACGACGACCGCGTTATGGCATACGCCATAGCTCTGCATGGACTCGCATCGATGCCCCGACCTCGGAGGCATGAAGTCAAACGCCGTTTTAAGACGGTTGACTCAACGACGGGTTACTAAACATGCTAGAAGAATACGACGACGATCAGCTAGACGGACAGCAAGAGCAAGAGCTCAACTCGCTGGGCGGACGCTTGTCTCGAACTTTTCAGGAGTACAAAGACGCCCGAAAAGAAACCGAGAACGAATGGCTGAAAGATCTGCGTCAGTACAACGGCATCTATGAGCCGAGCGTACTTGCTGCACTAAGTGATGCGGGTGCCCGCTCAAAAGTTTTTGTGGGTCTTACCCGAACAAAGGTCATGGCGGCATACAGCCGTATCGTGGATCTGCTGTTCCAGCAGGGTGACCTCTTTTTCTCTGTGACTCCTACGCCGATCGCGCAGCTTGATCCAATGAAGGCAATGGAGCTCCGCCAGCAAGCGACTCAGGAAATCGTAATGGCGTCCGGCATGGACCCCAACATGAACCAAGACCTGATCATGGCTCGCATGCAGGAGCTGGAGCCTGAGTTCCTTGAGATGGAGCAGGACATCGCTGATAAAGCAGCAGAGCAAATGACTACTGTCATTGCCGACCAGCTCATCGAAGCTGACTCAGATCAGAAGCTCAAGCAGTCAATGCTCGAGGCTTGCATCTTTGGTTCCGGTGCAGTGAAAGCTGGCACGGTTCGCATTGATCGCAAGCAAAGCTACCAGAAAGCCATTGACGAGATGGGTAATCAGACCTACGCGCTGGCGATGATTGAGGAGGCGATGCCTGAGCTAGAGTCGGTATCGATCTTCGATCTCTACCCAGATCCTTACTGCACGACGCTGGA